TCATACCGTCTGCTCCTCCGTCAACGCCCGGGTCCCCCCGGGCCGGAACGTCACTGCCACCGTGCCCTTGGCTCCGTCGTAGGCGACCTGCTCGACCAGCAGGTGCACGATCCGGGCCTGCTCCCGCGGCGAGAGGGTCTCCCAGATCGGGTCGAATCGCCGGAGCGCGGTGATCAGGTCGTCCTCACATCCCTCGTCCGTGGCCCCGGCCGGTGGGATCTCCGCGAGTCTCGCCTCCGCCTGCGCGGTCAGGTCCTGCAACTCCACCAACCGCGCCGTGGCCGCCGACTGCTTCCCGTTCGGTCGCGGGAGGGAGCCGACTATATCCTTGATCTCCGCCGCCCACCGGGACAGATCGCGCTCCACACCCTCCCGTTCGCGCACGAGGCCGTCAACGTGGGCCTGCGTCTCGCTGCGGACCTTGGCCAGCACCTCCGTGGTCAGCTTCGGGTCCGTGCCGATCGCCCGGATCCGGTCTACCACGAACCGCTCGATTTCCTGCGCCGGGATGGACTTTGTCGGACAAGTCTCCCACCCGTCTCGCTGGGCGTGCCCGCAGACATAGTACCTGTACCGCCGCTCGCCCTTCTGAGAGTAGGTGTGGGTCATCGCCGCGTCGCAGGGAGCACACCGCAGGAGTCCGCTCAGCAGCGCGCCGTACTTGTTCCGGACCGCCTGACCACCGGCCCGGCCATTGCGCCGAAGCAGCCGTTGGACGCGCTGCCAGACCGCCTCGTCCACGATGCCGGTGTGCTCTCCGGGGTAGACCGTCCCCCGGAAGTCCACTTGCCCGGTGTAGGTCGCGTTAGTCACCAGGGCGAACAGCGTGCCCTTGGTGAACGGCTTCCCGCCGCGCTCTGGACCGGCCCGAGTCACCCAGCGCTTCGCGGTCCAGCCACGGCGGGTCAACTCACGGGCGGTGTCGAGGAGGGATTCCGTCTCCAGGTAGAGGTCGAAGATGCCCCGCACCTGCACGGCTTCCGCCTCGTTCACCAGCAGCCGCGTCCCGTTCGGGTCCAGGTCGTAGCCGAGCAGCGGCGAGCCGCCGATCCACCTCCCCTTCCGGCGTGCCGCCGACATCTTGTCGCGGGTTCGCTCGGCGATCGTCTCCCTCTCGAACTGAGCGAACGAGAGCAGGATGTTCAGCGTCAGCCGCCCCATCGAGGTGGTCGTGTTGAACTGCTGGGTTACCGAGACGAACGACACGCCGTGCTCGTCGAGCGTCCCGATGATGCGGGAGAAGTCGAGGAGCGAACGGCTGAGGCGGTCGACCTTGTAGACCACGACGGCGTCGACACGGCCGGCCTCGACATCGGTCAGGAGCCTCCGGAGAGCCGGGCGATCCATGCTGCCACCGCTGAACCCGCCGTCGTCGTAGCGGTCTGGCAGGCAGGTCCAGCCCTCGTGCTTCTGGCTGGCGATGTAGGCCTCGGCGGCCTCGCGCTGGGCGTCCAGGGAGTTGAACGCCTGGTCCAGGCCTTCCTCGGTGGACTTGCGGGTGTAGATGGCGCAGCGGACGGATTTCGTCGCCTGCGGAGTCGCCTGGGCGCGTTGGCGTGCCGTTCGCGTCTTCACCGGCCACGCTCCTTGTCGGTCAGCCCCCAGAACAGAAGCCCGTTCCAGTGCGATCCGGTGACGACCTTGGCGACTGCAGTGAGCGACCGGTACACCTGCCCGGTGTACTCGAACCCGGTGTCGAGGACGGTGACCGTCACGGTCTGGCCGTGGTACTCGCGCTGCAGCACCGTTCCGGGCATCGGGAGGCGCCGGTCGTGCTTCGGGGAGAGGCGACCGATCACGGTGCGTGCCGTGGGTGCCAGGAGCCGCAGGTCGGCGTCGTTGGCCAGTTCCTCGGCACGCCGCAGGGCCCGGTCCGACAGGCCGCCCTCGTCGTTCGCCTGCAGCCGCCAGGTGATTCGCTTGCGGAGGAAATCCCTGTGGCTGGACCGCGTGTTCTCGCCGAAGACGACCGCGTACTGCTCCCGCAACTCGGCGACGGTCATGTCCCGGAGCGCTTCCACCTGTTTGGCGACTTTCGGCGTCATGCCGCATCCTCCGCCGGATCTCTCTGCGTCAACCCGTTGTCACACACAGCCATCGGTGGGCCGGAACAGTCCAGCGGATTCTCGGTGAACGTGCTGGGGCCCGCTGCAAGCTCGACACCGCGTGTCCGCAAGCGCAGGTATCCCGCCGCAAAGATGGCCGTCACCTCGCGGAGGCGGTCCTCGGGCGTCATCTCTGCGGGGTCATCCCGGAAGTTCATGCCGATCCCTCCTCTCTCCCGGTACCTACCGGAAGCGGGCCTGGACTGTCGGCAAGCAAGAACAGGGAAAGCACGCCTTCTCAAGATCGCGGCTGGAAGCGTGGGAAGCGACCCATCCGCGGTGTTTCCATGTTCTGACGAGGACCGCGACGGCCGCAAAGATCACATGTTGCGCTCGGCACAGGCGCCCGTACGTGGCATACTTGGCGTCGCGATCGGGGCAGAATAGGTGGATCCTCGAAGATGACGTGTATCGATCACCCCCGCCTGCCCACATCCTTCGGTACCGGAAAACAACGGGTGCGGCATGCAACGGAACAGCCTATCAGGACACATCGGATGTATCGCCCGAGCACTTGCTCAAGTCCAGCAGGCGCTCACTGGCAGGGGTTGGCAGGACGATTGGGGCGCCGGTTGGCGAACCGAGTCCTGGTTTTCGCCGGACGATCCAGAGGTAGGACCGGGACTCAGAGAGGCCCAGAGTTCGGCAAGGGAGATTATCAGGGCGCTCGCCCGTGGCGCGTCGCTTCCGGAAGCGATCGATCCGACAGAACTCAAGGACGCGTGCATGTCCATCCGTCAGGACGAAGGCTTCGACGTACCCGAGGTGCGGAAAGTGATCGACCACACAGCGTTGGTCCTGACAGACATTGAAGGATCGCGTGGTCCCGATGGCGGCGGGTCGGGCGCAGACCAAGAGACCGGGCCTCCTGGCTCCGAAGGGAAATACTGTCGAGTGATCACGCCCGAAGGGAAGCGGCGCCTGAACAAGGCACAATACGAGACACTCATCAAGAACAGAGCAAGCTACGACATGTTCATTGATGGGACTAGACGAGACGCAAGCTTCACCGACGCCAAGGGCGAGATGCGTTCCGCGAAGCTCACGCCCAAGGAGTTCGGGATGTTGAGCGAGTACATCCAGTCGGCGATGCCCATGCGGCCACGCAGCACCACAACTGGAAGAGAGTGTGCGAGTTCTGCCGCCGCCTGTAAGGTGTTCGCCGCAGCCCGGCGGAAGGTCGACCTGAAGCTGGCTCGCTACGAGTACCGATCCTTTTGCCTCCGCAAGGACCCGAGCAACCCAGATCTCAAGACCTACGAATTCGCCCCGTCCGACCAACTGAAATACTGCCTGATCTTGCCGATCTGATACCGCCGTCCCACATCTTCCCTCGATTCTCCCTCGATTCTCTTTCCCTTCTCCCTCGTTTCTCCCTCCCGGTCAGCGACGTTCAGGTCAGGGCGACCAAGTCGGTCGCGTGAATGTCGTCCGACGAAAGGAGGCGAGCAAGTGGAGCACGAATGGCGCTGCTTGAGGTGTGACGCTCTTCTGGGAGTGAGGCGTGGAACCCGTCTGCATCTCCGCTACAAAGAGGCTCAGTACATTGTCGATGGTGCCGACTACGTTGTGACAGCTGTCTGCCGCAGTTGTTTCACAGTGAATGAGCGAAGCGAGACAAAGGAGAGTGTACAACCTATACGTGCATAGGTTCTTGGAAATCGGTCTTCAACAATGAGGCGCAAGACGCCCCGGTAGGCCACTTCGAGGTGCCCAGACGCCCGGCCGGAATGGACGGGCGTCTTGGTATCTCAGGGTGGCAATGGCCGTGAGGAGATCGGGCGATTTGCGGAACAGTAGGCTAGAGCGATCGGGGGCCGTCTGGATGGAGCGTACGGGTTCCTCCGCGCCGACCGACCGGACAACGAGCAGGAGTTGAGGATCGCGGTGCTGCAGGCCCGCGACCAGTTCGACCCGGCGCGGGGCAGCAGGGAGGGATTCGTCAGCCGGGTAATGCGGAACCACGCGCGGAAGATGATCGCGGCGCGGAAGGCGGGGTGCAGGGACTTTCGCAGCGAATGCGGCTCGCTCCAGGACTTGATCGTACCCGAATCAGGCAAGGCCCCACGGGAGCGTGGCGAGTTCCTGGATGCGGATGGGTACCTGCGGATCTCGCGGCGCCAGGGCGGATGGATCGATCGGAACAGCACGACACGGGACGTCGCCCGGGTGGTTGCCGAGCTCCCCCCGGACCTGCAGGAGATCTGCGCGTACCTCGCCGAGGGCTGGACGGCGACGGCCATCGCGCATCGGCTCGGGATCTCGAGGGACACGTTCTACGAACGGCGCAAGGCGATCCAGCGGGCCCTTGAAAAGGCCGGACTCCGGGACGTGGAAAGAAAGTCCCCGACAGATCGGAACGGGCTCCGGTAGGTGAGTAGTGAGGCCTGGGGCGGCGGCCGCTGCCACCCCGGCTGAGAGGAGGAAGACAGCTATGGAATCGCAGAGCACCGAACGGGGGCCGGTCTACCGGTACCGATTCGGGAAGGAGATCCCGGTGACGGACGCCAAGGAGGCGTTGTTCCTGGCGGCCATGGCCAGCGAAAGCCTCCATGGGCGGGCCCGTGTCCAGTTGGAGGCGTCGTTCCGATTCGATGTGGACGAAGGGACCTGTGTGGTGGATGCCAGCACGGACGTCGGGCGGGACATCGCCCGGGTCTTCACTGGCTATCTGACGAGCGAGTTCGGGGAAGATAGCTTCATTGTCGAGAGTGTGACCCACGCGAGCGGTGAGAGTAAACGGGACCACGAGCCGCCGGCCGCAACGAAGGGAGGCGCTCGTGCTGCCCACGGATAGGAGCTCGCGCAAGCAAGACCTGTCGGACTTGACGGCCTTGATCTACGGACCAAGCAAGATCGGCAAGTCGACGTGGTGCTCGCAAGCGGAGGATGCGCTCTTCCTGGCCACGGAGCCAGGCTTGAACTCCTTGGAGGTGTTTCAGGTCCCGATCCGTACATGGGGAGAGCTGCTCACCGCCTGCGGGGAAATTGCCGAAGGAACGCATCGGTTCCGAACCATCGTTCTGGACACGGTGGACAACGCGTTCCGGCTCTGCTGCGACCACATCTGCGCCAAGCACAAGGTGGAACACGAGGCGGATCTGTCCTTCGGCAAGGGCTACGCCCTGGTCAACAACGAGTTCGCTCGGGTGCTGACTAAGCTGGCCTTTCTGCCCTGTGGCCTGTTCCTGATCTCGCATGCGCAAGAAAAGGAGATCGAGACCCGCACCGGCCGGCGCACCCGGATCGTCCCGACGCTGCCCGATAAGGCCGCCAAGATCGTTCTGGGAATGGCCGACCTGATTCTCTTCTGCGATCTGGAGCAGACGGCGGGGCCGGATGGCAAGTCGGTCACGCGCCGGGTTATGCGCACCAAGCCGAGTCCGGACTACGAGGCCGGTGATCGCACGGGAAAGCTTCCTCCGGTCATCGATCTGGACTATACGAAGTTCGCTGCAGCAATTCAGTCCGACAGATTGACCCGCGTCTAGGTATGTACAGAGTAGAGGAGGATCCGTCATGACCAATGAAGTTCGAGCCTATTCCGTCGAGGAGTCCGATCTGGCCGGGTTTGATGATGGGTACGCCGCCGCCGAGGTGGAGAAGAGCGAACCGGCCCCCGACGGTAAATACAACGTGATCGTCGAGCAAGTTGAACTAACCCGATCCCGAACGGCGGGCAACCCGATGCTCAACTGGACTCTGCGCATTCTGGATGGACCGCACGCCGGTCGGTGCCTCTTCCGCCACAACATGATCATCACCGCAGACAATCTCAAATGGCTGAAGACGGACTTGCACTGTTGCGGCCTGGAACTGGAGAAGGTCTCTGATCTCCCGGCGAACCTGGAACGGTTGCTGGACGTCCGCTTGGCGATCGCGAAGAAGACCAAAGACGCGAGTTACAGCGTCTACTTCGACCGCCGCATCGATGGCGGCAGCAGCAATGAGCCGGGTGTGGGTGCCGGTGCGGCGTTCTGAGCGACACGCAGTCTTCATCGTCGACACTCGGGAGCAACGGCCGTACGAGTTCGCCTGCTCCCGAGTGCAGACGCTGGCGACAGGAGACTACTCCGTCGCCGGGTTCGAGGATCGAATCGCTATCGAGCGCAAAACCAAGGAGGACGCCTACTCGTCCCTCGGGTGGGGCCGCGCTCGCTTCCAGCGGGAAGCGGAACGGTTGGGCAGGCTGGACTTCGCGGCCATCGTGATCGAGGCCAGCCTGCCGGACTTCCTTCAGCCACCGGCGTTCTCCCACCTGCATCCGAAGGCGGCCATCAGCACGTTGTTGGCCTGGTCGGTCAGGTATCGCGTGCATGTGTTCTTCGCCGGAGATCGACGGCATGGGGAAGCCCTTACACGGGTCCTCCTGGAGACGTTCTGGAAATGCCACCAGAGCGAGGAACGAGTCGGGCGTGAGGACGATCTCGGGAGTCTGGGCAGGGATCAGGGCGAGCAAGGCATGTTCGACGTGAACGGCTCATCACAGGGGGCTGCGGCCAGCGAGCGCCAAGGGGGAATCGAGTGATGCAGAACACGGAGACCCCACCCGGTCCGTCCACCGACACGCTTCTCGACTGGGCGCTCTGGTACGTCCGCCTGGGGTGGCCCGTGCTTCCTCTGCGGCCTCGGGGAAAGACGCCCATCACGGAACACGGCCTGAAGGACGCCACGACCGATGAGGCCCAGGTTCGGACATGGTGGCAACAGAACCCCACCGCCAACATCGGTATTCGGACCGGTCCCGAGAGCGGTCTGTTGGTCCTGGATGTCGACGTGAAGAGCTACGGGATCGAGACGTACGAGGATCTGATCAATCTCCACGGAGCTCTGCCCCACACCCTGGAGAGCCACACCGGCGGTGGCGGTCGGCACCACCTGTTCGCGTACCCCGATGGCAGTATCGGCAACAGCGCCGGGAGGGTCGGCCCAGGGATCGACGTCCGGGGCGAGGGTGGCTACTTCGTCGCCCCTCCCTCCCTTCACGAGAGCGGCCGCGCCTACGAGTGGGAGGTCAGTAGCTCTCCCGATCAGGTCCCGCCAGCAGTCGTGCCCGACTGGTTGCTCGATGCGATCCAAGGGGAGTCGGGGCGGAACAATGGAAAGCCGATTCAGGATTGCAGTCTCATTCCCGTAGGAACGAGAAACGACACCCTCTTTCGCATCGGCTGCTCCCTGCGGGAGCGGTTCGGCTGCATCGAGGAGGAGATCGAGAACCTCCTGCGGGCCATGAATGGGGGTCGCTGCGTTGACGCGCAAGGCAACCCCGCACCCCTGCCCGACGCCGAGATTCGTGCGATCGCTCGGAGCATCACGGAACACTACCCGTGTGGCCCTGATCACATCCCCGCTCCGAAGGACGGTGGTAAACCCAAGGCCAAGGCTGTCTCTGGGAAGGATCAAGGTCAACGACCGGAGATCCGCATGAGGGGCGGACATCTCCCGGCGATCGTCGATCAAGCCGAGGCGGCGTTGCTCCAGTCCCAGGGAGACGATCTTTACCAGCGCGGGGGGATTCTCGTGCGGCCCATCCGCCTGGACGATCCAACTTCGAGCCGTGGCGTCAAGCGGCGTCGGCGAAGCTTGGTCATCCATGTGATTGAACGGCCAAATCTCGTGGAGCGGATGACGCAGGCGGCGGCATGGAAGCGCTTCGACACGCGATCGGAGAAATGGATCGCCGTCGACTGTCCAGAGAGGATCGCTAAGGTCTACATGGCCAGAGCCGGGTCGTGGCGCGTTCCGCCCCTGTTGGGGATCATCGAGGCTCCCACTCTACGGTCCGACGGCTCGATCCTGATCGCGCCTGGCTACGACCAGGAGACCGGCCTGTTCTTCGATCCAGGTGGGGTGGATTTTTCACCGATCCCCGAGCAACCGACTCACGATGACGCCGAAGCGGCCCTGGCGCTTCTCCTCGATCTCTTGGAGGGCTTTCCCTTCGTAGCGCAGTCGGATCGATCGACGGCGGTCTCGGCGATTCTCTCAAGCCTCATCCGGAAGTCGATCAAGACGGCACCCCTGCACGCGTTTCGCGCTCCCAAGATGCGCAGCGGAAAGACACTCCTTGCCGACTGCGCTTCACTGTTCGCCACCGGACGGCCGTGCGCGGTGATGAGTCAGAGCCTGAATCCCGAGGAGGAACGGAAGAGACTGCTGGCGGTGCTCCTGGCCGGGGATCCTGTCGTCTGCTACGACAACATCGACCGCCCGTTTGGGGGAGCCGCGATCTGCCAGGCGCTGACCCAGGAGAGCATCACCGACCGGCTCCTTGGGGTGTCCAAGACGGTAACGGCCCCAACGTCCTGCCTGTTCCTGGCCACCGGAAACAACCTCGTCTTTGAAGGCGACATCACTTCCCGTGTCATTCCCTGCGACATCGACCCGGAGTGCGAGAAGCCGGAGGAGCGAAGCTTCCAGAGAAACCTCTATGACTACATCCCCGCCCATCGGGAATGGCTCGTACCTGCGGCCCTCACGATCCTACGGGCATTCCACGTCGCCGGAAGGCCGAATCTGGGCCTCCGGAGGTGGGGAGGCTTCGAGGAGTGGTCGGAGTGGGTTCGTGGTGCCATCGTTTGGTTGGGGATGGCCGACCCGGTTGAAGGCCGACAGCGCATCGAAAACACCGATCCGCACCGCTGTAACCTGTTGTCATTACTCACCGCCTGGTATGAGATTTGGGGTGTTAATCCGACCACGGCTGGAGATGTCGTGAAGGTTTCTCAGGACTTCGGGAACGAGCCTCTGCGGACAGTTCTGGGCGAGATGGCGACCAATCGGCGCGGAGAAATCAACAGCCGGACACTCGGTAAGTTCCTGTCCGCCAATGAGAAGCGGATTGAGGGCGGGTTGCGGTTCGAACGTGCGGGAAGCCACCAGCGGGCTGTTCTCTGGCGAGTTGTCGCGATGGAGGAGCCGTGAGTTTGGTGAGTCTCGTGAGTTTGTCCCTACCGCCGGGCATTTTGAGCAGATCCGATGTACCAGCGGGTAAAACAAACTCCTCAAAGTCACCAAACTCACCGAGGACGCGGACGGGAAGGGAAGCGCCGCTCTGGCGCTGCGGAGGACGTGATGGGTGAGGCTGAGGTTGTGGCGGACACCGATCTGGATCTCCTGCAACTGCGAAAGTGGTTCGTCCTGAGGTCGAGTGTCCTGGGGGGTGAATGCGTGCTGGTCGTCTCCGACGAGGCGTACCTGGACGAGGCACGCACGGCGCACCCCGACCTGGTCGTCTACTTTCCCTACGAGGTCAAGGAACTGCTGCGACAGGGAGCGACACCCGCCTTCTCCAGTCGAATCCACATGATCAAGAGGATGTTCGATGGGGTGATCGTTCCGCAGGGGGTGCCACAACGCCTAGCGGGTAGCACAGCGGCGGGGGCATATCCGAATCGGACTGCCACGGCCGTTCAGAAGAAGGACGAACCGCGAGTCGGTGCAAATGGGCCGGCACAGGCCAGGCCGCGACCGGAGGCACGGGCGATCCAGCCGTCCCTCTCGGGCTTGCTGGAGTAGTTCTGTGGGTACCCGGTACGAGATGGCCGCGCTGGACGGCGTCGTCTGCCGTCGAGGTTGGCTTCGGGGCACGTCGGACCCGGACGGAGTGCCGCAGAACTGTACAACCAGAGGATGCAGTACATGAACAACGAGAGAGGAGAGCGAGACATGCATGAAGACCCGACCGCACGGTGGGCCAACGCCCGCCGAGCCAGGAAAGGGGCCGCCATCATGGCCGCCGCATGGCGGATCAATGAGGAGAAGGACGAGGTATCAGCTGCCGAGTACGACGAAGAAATCGTTCTCGTGGACCTCTTGGCAAACCTGGAGCATTGGGCCTTCCAGAAGGAGTTCGATTTCGAGGGTGCGGTGCTGACGGCGCGGAATCACTTCCGTTGCGAGGAGATGGAGGCCCGGTTGGACCAGGCCGAAGGGTGCATCCTGAGTCTCAACGATCCGTTCCCGGAAGATCACGCTGGTGAGCGCTGAATCCATGAAGACGGTTGCAGATACAGGTCGTTGGAAAAGGAACGGACGAGCTGGATGGCCACAACAGAGAACCCCCAGCGACCTCTCGCGGGGGGCCATCGATGGAAGGGAGGACCCCATGAACGCAAGAATCAGCATCCGAACGCACCTTACAGAGTATGGCGTCATCGACGGGCCAACGGCCGACCGGTTGAATGACGTCGTCACCCTGCTGGCGCGGTGGGTGAGACGGCTTCCGAAGTGCCAGGACACCATGGTCATCCTTCGCTACAGCGAAGGCGTGCTGCAATCGGTTGTGGTTAAGGTTCCCGAATCGGTGATTGAGGAATACCGCGACGACATTGCACACCTGGCCTTCTTGGACGCGAAGGACCAACTTGGAGCCGACTCCGCAGTGAATGTCGGCCGAGACCACGGCGACCAGTGATGGTTGATCGAACCAGAGAGACAACTCCCGACGATCTCTCGCCGGGGTTGCCTGCGGATCGGAGCGGGTCGTTACTGCTTGGCCTGGATCGTGTCCAGGATCCCCAGCACGGCCGGTCCGTCCCCCCGTGCCGCCGCGACCGCGAGCATCCGCACGAACCGGCTGGCCTTGGCCGACCCGGCCGCCGCGTGGATGAGGTCTCGCTCGGCGCGAGAGAGCCGGAACGCGAAGACTACGAGATCGCCCGAGTCGTCCGGCTGCTGCGTCGCCTCTGTTTGGGCGGGCTTCGCGGGCGTCGACTTGGCGGTCTTCGCTGCCGGCCGCGCTCCGGCGGTCAGGCTCCGGATCCCCTGCTGATCGATGACCGGCTCGACCGGAGGCTCCTTGGCGGTAGCCTCGGTGTTGCGTGCCCGCTGGGCGTCGATGTCGTCGGGCGACACGATCCGTTCGGCCTTTTTCTCTCGGCGCGGCGGCATCGACTTGGCAATGGCATGTTCGCGGCCCTTCGCCGCCTTCTTCTGGGTGGGCTTCGTCTTCATGGCTCACTTCCTCCTTGTCGTTCGTTTCTACAGGACCCGCGCGACCCACTGCCGCGCGGTCATCGACTCGATCCACGCTGCGATGTTCTCCGGCGTCGCCGGGTTCCGCAGCGTTGCGAAGTGCACGAACCCATTGGTGTACGACCGCCTGCCGGGCCCGGCGTCGCGGAATATGGTTCGCTGGAGAATCCGCCCGTCGCTGCAGAGCGCCCGGATGGTCTCCGACGTCTCGTGGGCGAACCGCGCCTCGGCGACCTTGCGGGCACCTCGTGCGCTGACCTTTGCCATAGCGTCCTCCTACCGCGCCGTCTCGAAGACCCAGCGGGGTGCATACGGCGAGTCGTCCGGGTGGCTGCCTTCGGTGATGTAGACCACCGGTGCCGATTCGTCCTGCGCCTCGTCGGTGTCCGTCGCGTCTTCTTCCGGGATGGCGATTCCGCCAACCGTGAACTGCATGGGCCAGCTCGGCTGGAAGGCGAGTCGCATTTCGCATTCGCCAAGGCCGCCTTCCACGACCTCCTGCAGGCGTTCGATCATCTCGTTGACGGTCAAGGCTTCATCTCCTTTCTGCGGGCGTTTGCCCTGCGTGTGGCGGTTTCAGTGGATCGGGTTCTCGGGGAACAGCATCCGGCCGAGCGCCAGCAGGCCTGCCTCGCCGTCGTCCGAACTGAGGAGCTGGCCGATCCGGTTCTCGTACCCGGCGAAGTCGTCCAGCCACCACCTGGCGTTGAGGTTGGCCGCAGCGGCCTGCGCGCGGCGAAGGTTGTCGATCAGGTCCTCAAGGTTCGCCCTGAAGGCGTCGGCCTCGTTCGGGGTGAAGGGCCGGCCGGTCAGCCGGTTCTTCGTGCGGTTCATGGGGGTGTCCATCCTGGCCTCCTACCGGCCGTCGTCCGCGCGGGCGGCGACGATGGCCTGGGTGATCTTCAGCGTGCTCTTCATCCATCGCCGGTCCGCCGCGAGGTCCGCGACGACGTCCGTGAGGTTGGAGCCGACCGCCTCGTTCGCGAGGTGGCGTCCCCAGGGGGCGTCGAGCAGGTCCCGGGCGACCTCCAGCTCGAGGCGAAACCGGCCATCGGGATCGGTCAGGATCCCGATCGCCTCGGCCCATGCGCCCTCGACGTCGGCATGACCGTTGGTCTGGCAGGTTCCATAGAACCCCCACTCGGGGTTCTGCGTCCGAGGGACCGTTGCCTCCCGCATGCGTTCGGGGTCGGTGGTCTTGTGCATGATCTCGTTCCTCCTTTCCTAGCTGCGCCCGATGACCGAGCGCGCCAGCTCCTCGTTCTGTTCCGCGGTCGCCGCCTCGACGCACTGGGCGGCGACCTTGACCTCTCGGGTCCAGGTCCGACCTCCCAGATGGTCGAGGGTGCCGTACTCGAGTCGCATCCAGGCCTCGACCCATCGCGGGTCGATCTCGGCCTTGCCCTGGCGGGCGAGCGTCGCGCGGATCCTGTCTCGGTACATCCTCGTGCCTCCCGTCCGGGCCCCATGCCCGGCACACCGCAAGGAGTCCGCTGTTGCAGAAGGACATCAAGCGAAAGGAGCGAGAAATCGTGAGAAAGACGATGCGGCGCACCCGATCCCGCAAGCTGGCGCTCTGGTCTGCCCTGCCGCCGTATCTGGGAGGAAAGCGACGTCTTTGTCCGCTGATTTTCCGTGAAGTGGATCGCTTGTTGCCCAGGCACCTGTGGCCGGGCCTGACGTTCCTCGACGGCTTCCTCGGCGGCGGGTCGGTGAGCTTATACGCCAAGGCGCAGGGATTCTGCGTGGTCTCCACCGACATCGCCGACCGCGCCATCGTGGTCGGGCAGGCACTCATCGAGAACAGCCGGGTGAAGCTTTCACGCGAGGACGTCCTCCGCCTCGCCGCGCCAACCGACGACCCACCCGGCCGGATCGAGCGGGACTACGCCCCCAGCACGTTCACGGGCCCGCAGGCGCGTCTTCTGGATCGGGCTCTAGCCACAGCCCAGAGCACCTCAGATCGCGCCAAGGCGGCGCTCCTACGCCTCCTGGCGGTCCGTGTGGCGCTCTTGGCCCACCCGATGTCCCAGGTGCGGGCAGGGACGATCCATCGCCTGTCCAGTGGGGAGTACGAGAGCATCACCGAGAGTTGCCTCTATCACTATGTCGATGGCCTGCGGCTGACCCGCCCCGAGAAGTTGTGGGAGCTTGCACAGTCGATCAACGCCGGGGTGTTCTCGGGGCACGCCACGGTCGTGAAAGCCAGCGTGATCGACAAGCTTCCCGAGATCCACGCGGACATCGCCTACTTCGACCCGCCCTACCCTGGAGTCATGAGCTACGAAAAGGAATACCGGATCATCGACGAGATCCTGGAAGGCCAGTCAAGACCCACCAGTCCGTTCACCGCCCGGGACGGCGCCGCGATGCTCGACACTCTATTCGAGAGGGCTGTGCACGTCCCGGTGTGGCTGCTCTCGCTGGGCAACGCTGTGGTCGGGATCGAGGAACTGGCGGCGAAGATGGCCCGCCTGGGCCGGGAGACCCGCTCGATCGCGATCAAGTATGCCCACCTGCCCGCGGTAGCGACGGCGGAGAAGAGTGCCGCGAACCGGGAGTTCCTGGTGGTCGGGTGGGATCCCGACGCGCCGATCCTAAGGCGAACTGTGCCGGTGGCGGTGGCCGCCGGAGAAGGAGGCAACGATGACTGACGACCTTGGTCTGAATGCCAACGGGGAGGCTCCCGGACGTGCCCGAACCCGCATCGGAGCCCGCATGGTCCCGCTGGACGACCTGCTACCGCATCCGCTCAACGCCAACCTCATGGCCGACGACCTGCGGGAGAAGCTCCGCGCCCACATCAAACGCACCGGCCGGTACCCGTTCTTGGTCGTCCGGCCACATCCCGATGAGCCGGGGCGATTCCAGGTCCTGGACGGTCACCACCGTGTCGCTGTCCTGCGAGACCTCGGCCACACCGAAGCCCGCTGCGACGTCTGGGACGTCGACGATCGCGAGGCGAAGCTCCTGCTGGCGACCCTGAACCGCCTCGAAGGCCAGGACGTCCCCATGCGGCGGGCGCAACTGCTCCACGAGCTGCTGGGCGAGATGAGCATGGACGACTTGGCCGGCCTCCTGCCCGAGACCGATCGGCAGCTCGAGGATCTGCATGCGCTGCTGGAGTTCCCAGCCGACGAGATCGCCGCCCTGCTCGATGAACAGGCCGAGGAGGAAGAGAAGGTGCTGCCGAGGGTCATGTCCTTCGTGGTGACACCCGAGCAGGAAGCACTCATCGAACAGGCCGTGGAAGTCGCCAGCGACGGCACACCGGGCCGGGACCGCAAGGCTCGGGGCTTGTCGAACCTGGCCAAGCATTACATGGAGGACCGAGATGCCCAAGTCCCTGACCAAGATGCGTGAGACGGCGCGCCGCCTCTACCTGACGGGAGAAGTCGAAAGCAACGCGGAGATCGCCGCCCGCTTGGCGGTGAAGCCCCACACCATCGGCAAGTGGCGCCGGGAGGAGGACTGGGATGGCCTCCGTCTGAAGACCGATCGCCGCGCCGCCGAGCTGTTCGTCGAGAAGATCGCCACCGATCGAGTCACCCTGAACGTCCGTCACTACCGCATCTGGGAGCTCCTCGTGGCCAAGCTGGCCGAGGACCTGAAGACGAAGACGCTCGTGGACATCCGCGACATGGAGCGCATCGCCGGCATCCTGGACAAGGCTCAGAAGGGCCAGCGCCTGGCCAAGGGACTCTCCATCACCGGGGAGACCGAAGAGGCGATCCGTGCCGAGTCCCAGGCCGAGATCCGCGGACTGATCGATACGTTCATCGATGCCGTGAAGGAGAACGTCCATGACGAGGAGGCCAGAGATCGGATCCGCCAGGCGATTGTCCGGGCCCTACCTGACGAGGCGGGCGAAGGAGCTGGCGAATCCGACCACGCGCTCGTTCACTGACCCGCTGGCCGCGTGGGCAGTCCGGCGCATTCGCCTCGAGGGTCGGCCGTTCCGCTTCGAGGGCCACGAGTACCTGCGTGCGATCTACGACGACACCGCGCCCCACGTCGTGCTCTCCAAGGCGGCCCAGATCGGTGGCACGACCTGGGCCATCCTGCGCAGCCTGCATGCCTGTCTGACGGGTCTGAACGTGATCTACTTCTTCCCGACAAGGACCGACGTGCTGGAGTTCTCGAAGTCGCGCGTCGGTCCGCTCCTGGGCGAGAACCCGTTCCTCTCGAAGCTCATGACCGACACCGACACGGCCGGCCTGAAGCGGATCGGGGACGCCCATCTCTACCTGCGTGGGATGCAGTCGACGGTCGGGATGAAGTCGGTCCCCGCGGACATGGTCGTCTTCGACGAGTTGGATGAGGCGGCACCCTCAGCCAAGGCGATGGCGCTGGAGCGCCTGGCGCACTCGAACTACAAGCGGGTGATCGAGCTTTCGAACCCCTCGCTGCCTGACTACGGGATCGACCAGCAGTACGAGAAGTCCGACCAACGCCACTGGACCCTGCGGTGCCCGGGGTGCGGCACGTGGACGGCGCTGGACAAGGAGTTTCCCCGGAAGCTGGGGCAGGAGGTCCGGACCATCCTGCCGCGGGAGGACGGCACGTTCTACCGAGCCTGCCCGACCTGCTCCGTCGAGCTGGACCTGGCGGCTGGCGAGTGGGTAGCCGACTTCCCGGACCGACCCATCCACGGCTATCGGATCTCCCAGCTGTTCTCGTCGATGGTTGACCCAGGCGAGATCCTCTCGGAGTACCGCACGACCCGGTACCCGGACCGGTTCTTCAACCTCAAGATCGGGATCCCTTGGGCGGACCTGGAACGGCGCCTGGACGTGGCCTCGGTGTTGGCACTCTGTGCCCAGAGTCCCCTGCCGGAGCCGGGGTCAACCTCCTGCTCGATGGGCGTAGACACCGGCCGGGAACTGCACGTGGTTGTCCTTCAGCCCACGAGCGGCGACGAGAGCAAGCAGGCGGTTGTCCACCTGGGCGCCTATCACGAGTTCGGGGAGCTGGATGAACTGCTGCGGCGGTTCCACGTCTACCGCTGTGTGATCGACGGGCTGCCCGAGACTCACGCCACCCGCGAGTTCGCGCAGCGTCACCGGGGCACCGTCTACATGAACTTCTTCAACGAGCATCAGCGAGGCGCGCCCAACTGGGACACGGACAAGCAGATCGTGCAGGTGAACCGAACGGAAGCCTTGGACGCCTCCCGTGCCGCGGTGCGGGAACGGAAGCTGGTGCTGCCGCCGGCGTCGCGGCTGATGGAGGAGTTCGCGGCGCATCTGGCCTGCGATGCGAAGGTGCTGGATGAGGACGCGGAGACGGGGATCAAGAAGTACCGCTACGTTCGAACTGGAACGGATCATTACTCACTGGCCTTCACGTATGCCTGGCTCGCCGCCCGGGAAGGGTGCGGCTGGCCGTCCTTCACGTTCCTCGATCTGCGGCCCACCCCCGAGCAGGAGGAGTGGGAACGGATGTTCTCCCCGCGGATGTCGGACTTCTATCGCTGAGTCGGTGGTGTCAGCATGCCAGACCCCGCAGCCGGTCTCGCAGCTCCTGGTCACTCGGATGGGTGTAGATCGTGGTGGTGAGTGGACTGGCGTGCCGGGCGAAGCGTTGTGCGAGGAACAGGTCTCGGGAGATCCTGTATACCCCGGTTATGGCGGTGTGGCGCAACGAATGAAAGGGATAGGAGCGATCGAACCCAGCCTGCTCCTGCCAGTGGTGGAAGACGACCTGGACGCGCCGTGGGGACAGCCGTCGGCGGGACAGGCCGCAGAAGGCCGGCGCCACGGGTTCGAGGCGCTGCCGACGATCCTGCTTGTATCGCCAGAACGCAGCCAGCTTCGGGACGAGGGCATCGGGCAGAAACACGTCTCCGGCGCGACCTCCCTTGGCGATCTCGGCACGCACGCGGACACGCTGACGTGGCTGACCGGTGGGGTAGTACAGATCTCCGACGTTCAGACCGACCAGTTCCGACAGGCGCAGGCCCGTGCCCAGCGCCAGGGAGACCAGGAGATGGTCGCGCGGGTGGACAGACGTTCTCTGCAGCAGAGCATGCTGCTCGTCGGTCGTGAGGGTTTGCGGACTCAGGTGTGGCAT